GCTACTGCTGCTGCCGCTAAAGTCAAAGCTGATGCCGCTACTGCCGCTACTGCCGCCGCTGCTGCTGCTAAAGCTGCTACTGCTGCTGCTAAGGCAAAAGCTGATGCCGCTACTGCTGCCAAAGCCGCTGCTGACGCTGCTAAGGTTCTTGCTGACGCTAAAGATGCTGCTGCGAAAAAGGCTGCTGCCGATGCTAAGGCTCTTGCTGAGACTAAGGCGAAACTCGCTGCCGATGCTGCTGCCAAGGCTAAAGCTGATGCTGACGCTAAAGCTAAAGCCGCTGCTGACACTGCTGCCGCTGCTGCCAAAGCTAAAGCCGCTGCTGCTAAAGCCGCTGCTGCTAAAGCCGCTGCCGATGCCAAAGCCGCTGCCGATGCTAAAACTGCTGCTGATGCTAAAACTGCTGCCGATGCCAAAACTAAAGCTGATGCTAAAACTGCTGCCGATGCCAAAGCTGCTGCCACAACCGGCACAGAAACAACTGGAACCACCGGAACTACGGGAACCACTGGGACTACTGGGACTACAGGAACTACTGGAACTGGAACTGGTACAGGAACTGGAACAGGCACAGGCACAGGCACTGGCACTGGGACTGGAACTGGCACAGGCACTGGTACGGGGACAGGGACTGGAACTGGAACGGGAACAGGGACTGGTACAGGGACAGGAACGGGTACAGGAACAGGAACGGGAACGGGAACGGGAACGGGGACTGGTACTGGTACTGGTACTGGTACAGGGACTGGAACAGGTACAGGTAATGGTGGAAACGGAAATGGGAATGGTGATAATGGGAACGGTACTGGCACTGGAACAGGAACGGGGACAGGGACAGGGACAGGGACAGGCACAGGTACTGGGGAAGGCACAGCGAGAGAAACAAGTGTTGCAATAAGCCTTCCGGCGATAAGTACGCCTATTTCAGACAGGCTATTTCAGGTGGAACTAGGGCTTGACACAGCCAGAGGCACTTTACTAGACAGAGTAATGCTAACTCCTAGAGAAATTCAGGACTTGATGAGAAGATATGGGGGCATGGTATGACTTACTTAAACCTTATAAATGCTGTACTCAGGAGATTGCGTGAAACCACGGTGTCTACCTATACTGAGACAGCCTATAGCACCATGATTGGTGACTTAATTAATGATGCCAAAACAACGATTGAGCAAGCCTGGGAATGGTCTGCATTAAGAAATACGATTACCTTCAATACAGTAGATGGCACTACCACTTATGCCCTTACTGGTGCTGGTCAGGATTCGGTTGTAAAAGACTCAATGAACGATACCTCTAATGCCTTTCTCCGACAGAGAACAAAGACCTTTTTCAATTCGCAGTTTTATAACGCTACACCAGCCTCTAGCGCACCTTACTATTACACCTTCAATTCAACAGATTCCAGTGGTGATATTCAGGTGGACTTATATCCGAAGCCAGATGGCATATATGCAATGCGATTTGATGTTGTAACCCCACAGGCTGAGTTAGCTGCTGATGCCACCAATCTAAGTGTTCCCTCCAATCCAGTGGTTCAATTAGCTTATGGCATGGCTCTGCGTGAAAGGGGAGAAACCGGAGGACAAACAGCAGCAGAACAATTTGGTTTGGCTAACATAGCATTGGCAGATGCCATACAGATAGATGCTAACAAATATCCATCTGAAATGACTTTCTGGGCTGTTTGATATGGCACAACCTTTACAAAATATCACTATTTCTGCTCCAGGTTTTGCTGGGATTAATACTCAGGACGCGCCCTTATTACAAGAGCCTAGTTTTGCTGCACAGGCGAATAATTGTGTTATCGACAAAGAGGGTAGAATTGCGTCCCGAAAGGGCTATACGATGGTGTCTACCAATGGCCCTGCCGTATTAGGGAGTTCTGCTGGAATTGAGTCTATCGGTGAATTTATACAAGCTGATGGAACAAAGATCGTTTTTAGCTGTGGAAATAACAAGATATTCAGTGGGACTACAACCCTCACCGATATAACAGCAAGTCTTACGGTAACTGCTAATAATTGGTCAATGGCATCCTTGGCTAATATGTTTTACCTATTCCAAAGAGGACATACCCCTTTGGTTTACGATGCTGCAACCAGCGCATTAACCACCATTGCTGCTCACGCTAGTGCTTCTGGAACACCCCCTCAAGCCCATGCCTGTCTAGCGGCTTATGGGCGTATCTGGGCCGGTGATAAGTCAGATAACAAACAAACTCTGTACTGGAGTGATTCTCTTGATGGTGTTGATTGGTCTACTGGCTCAAGCGGCTCCCTAGACCTTACAACTGTATGGCCTGGAGGCTTTGATGAAATAACCTCTCTCGTAGCCCACAATAATTTTCTGATTATATTGGGCAAGAGAAGTTCGCTGATTTACTCGGGAGCGAGTGATCCTTCCAGTATGTCGCTGGATGACACCATCCTTAATATAGGTTCCATTGGGCGTGACGCTATTCAATCAACTGGTAAAAATATTTTATTCCTTGATTTCTCTGGGGTCAGGTCATTAGCCAGAACAGTTCAAGAGAACTCCTTGCCAATAGGGGATATATCCAAGAATGTAAATAATGATATTAAGACTCGCGTACAAGCAGAAACGGGAAACATAAAGACTATTTACGATCCTAATAATGCGTTCTTTCTAATTAACTTTCCTGATATTGGTGTACTTTATTGTTTTGATACAAGATACCCGTTACAGGATGGCTCCTATCGGACAACTACATGGACTTCGTTAGACCCATTATGTTTTGTGGTTACGGATGCAGATGAATTATATATTGGGGTAGAGACAGGCATTGCGGAATACGCTTCTTACACGGATGATTCTTCAAGTTATGAAGTGCAATATTTTTCCCATCCGTTGAGTTTTGGTGATTCGTCCCGTCTAAAGTTCTTAAAGAAGGTTAATATTACGACTTTTAATGGAGCTTCAGCAGACGTAACACTTAATTGGGCCTATGATTATGAAGGTGATTACCAATCACAGGTATATACACTGTCGGCGTTTAGTTCTGGTCAATATAATATATCGGAATATAATACCGCTGCTGAATACTCATCATCGCTTACATTAATTAATACCGAGAAAATTAATACTACAGGGAGCGGTAGTGTGGTGACTGTGGGATTGACTACAACTGTCGATGGGAATGAAATAGCATTTCAAGAGCTGAATATCCACAGTCTTATTGGGAGAATAAATTAGATGTCAGATTATACGATTGTTACCAACTTCGGGGCTAAAGACTCTTTGCCTTCGGGCAACCCGTCCAAGGTTATAAAAGGCTCTGAATTTACAACCGAATATACGGCTGTCCAAACAGCGGTTAATTCAAAGGGTAATATTGCCTCTCCGACTTTTACCGGAACCGTAACCGCTGCTGACCTGACCATAACTGGTACGCTCGTAGTGGATACGATTGATGGAGGAACATACTAATGGCACATAATCCACTTCACAAATTATTAAGTGGTGCTTGGGGTGCAGCTACTGGACTCGCTGGTGCGGCTGCTAGTGCGGCGACTGCTAATCCATTGAACACACTAGGGGCGCTTGGTCAGATAGTAGCAACCGAAGATGCCATAAGCAGACTCCGAGACCTTGGTGCAGAGGGAAAGGAAGCTATCGGGATGCCCGCAGGGAGCATCTATGACACCGTAGCAGGAGCTACTCAGTTTAAGCCTTTCAGTGTTTACTCCTTGCCTGGAAGTGTAACTACTACCGCACAAGGTGGTACAACTTTTGATTTATCCCCTGAACAGAGAGCCTTGGAAGCAAGTCTGCGAACTGGTGGGTCAACCTTGATTGATGCTGTTTTGGGGCGTGGACAATACGGTACGCTCGATCCTACTACAGGACTATATCAACAGAATTTGAGGGCGGATCAATCGAGCCTTATCAGGCTGCTTGAGATGACCGATAAAGACGCTTCAGGAAGGAGTTATCGTCATCTTAAACAAGATGAGTATATGAAGGCTTTTCGTGATCCTTTTCAAGCACCAGCATTAGCGGCGGGTGAACAAACCCTGTTTGATCGTTTGCGAGAAATACGGATACCGGAAGAAGAAAGGGCCAGAGTCGCGCTACAACAGCAGTTGGTTGCTGGTGGAAGACAAGGGCTTCAAACTGCACAATATGGTGGTTCACCAGAGTCCTTTGCCCTGAACAAGGCTATTGAAGAACAGAAGTCCCAAGACGTTATATCGGCTATGAATTTTGCCAGACAGGATGCCCAGTTATTATCTGATGCAAATCTCAGAGCAGTGCAGGAAGGAAGGACTGACCAAGAATTAGGGTCACTTACACGCCTACACGCACTTCAACAGCAAGTACAGGAAAAACAGCTTACTGGAAACCTTGCTGAACAAATGCTTGCAAGTAGCTACCGTCCAACTCAAGCCCTTCTTGCTCAAACGCAGCCATCGCTTAATCTTGCTGATATATCCACTGTAGCCGGAAGACAGTTAGGTGGTTATGGTTCTGAGTTAGGTAGAGCCAGCCTAGACTACGATCTTGGTGCAGAGGGAGCAGCGGTTAATCTCAGGAACCAACTGCTACAAGGCTTGTTTGGTATGCTCACACAATCAGGGCAAAACCCACCACCTACCGTGATTAATGTAGGTGGTGGCACAACTGGTGGCACAGGTGGCATTACTTGGCCTGGCCCTTCAGACATTAGGTTAAAAGAAAATATCACCCAGATAGGAACGTCAAATGGTTTCAATATTTACTCATGGAATTGGAACAAGAAAGGTATCGAATTAGGTGCTGATAAGTACCCAACAGTTGGAGTGATAGCTCAAGAGGTAATCAAAACCAGACCTGACGCAGTAATTACAGAGAATGGGTATCTTAAAGTCGATTATGAAAAGCTGGATATACAGGTATCGATTCTACATTAGGTGAAAGATCGGAGCTAAATAATGCCACTTACAGACATAAGTTTATTATTCAAAGACATTATTGAAACACCCCAACAGAAACGCCAAAGGCTGTTTACTGAGGGTCAAGCTGCTGCGGGTCAATATACAGGTCTTCCCACAGGTCTTAGAGAGCTGGCTATGGGTACTGCTTCCGGCATACCCAATATGGTCGAGTCAATAAGACAGTTCGGGGCTGGTGTCGGATTGCCGGTTCAAACCCAGGGCGAACAACTGCAACAAGACTCTGTTAGGAAGACAACAAGCTGTTCGGGCGGTACGGGACATCAATCCCGTAGAGTCGGTTAGATTGGCTGAGTTTTATAGGGAAAAACAGTTAGAAGAAGAGGCAGCGGCGGCAACAACCAGATACAACAAAGCTAGGGCTACTGATTTGGAGCGAGAGGCCAGCGCGACTGCGGCGTTACGAGCCGTGGTTAGACCTTTGCTCCCAGAATCAAGATTTGCGAACATTCTCAATAACCCAGAGGCTTTTGCGGGATTGGATGATACTGTATTAGAGAAAATCTTTGCCGAAATTACCTCTGATCGTGATTTGAAGTTACTCCACGGAATAGGCAATGACGGAGACCAAGTTTCTATCTATCGTGATAAGAATAACAAGTATTACAACACCCAAGACCCAACTGTAGTAGTACCACCGGAGCAAGTGCCAGAAATGCTTTATAACGCTTCTGTGGTTGCCAGTTCTACAGATGACTTGTTCGGGGGAACCAAAGCCCAGAATGATTTACTGGATGCAACTATTCAAACCCAAATGCTTATGACTACTACAGAAAGGCTGTTAACTCTTACTGAGGATAACCCTGATGTCCTAACACGATCTGGCGGTTTTGCAGCGTGGCTAAATAGTCAGCAACAAGAATTACTTGCCTTAGAACGGATTATGCGTGACCAGGCCGCAGATAATGACAAGGTTAATCTTGATAGCGCAGAGATTGATTCAGCATGGGAGGAACTTGGTTTTGCCAGTGCTTTAGCGAAACCTTTGATTCTTAGTTTGGCTTATTCGATGGCTGCTGCCGAACAAGGGGCGCAATCAATATCTGATAAAGACATAGTTAATTACATGAAACAAATAGGGGACGGGCAAAAAGACCCACGGCTTATGCAAGACATCCTAAAATTTAACGCAGCGAAAGCGTGGGGAAGCTATAAAACCAGATACGGGATGATTCACCCAGACGAAGTACCCGCAACGGATTTCGGTTTCTCAGTAATCGTGCTAGACACGGCACAAAGGAAGGCTAATCGAGCCGCTGCTAGGTTACAAACCTCCCAGCAGTAAGGAATAGAAAATGGCTGAATTAACCCAAGAACAAGATGTATTAACCCAAGAACAAATAGACGCTGCCTTCGGGGTGCTTGATTACCCTATATTAGAGCAGCAAGACCCTGATACATGGAACCTGGCAAACCAAATAGTGCTTTCATTGCCGCCAGGTTCCCAGAGGTCAACTCAGGAGCAACCCTCTGCTCCTGCTGCTCCTGATATTGGTGACACATCCACCGCACAAGCAATGTTAGGCGTTGCTTCTGATTGGGTTCCTGAATGGGCGAAAGTGGCTACTGGCGCAGTGGAAAACATTTTTAGTTTTGGGCTTGGCCTTGGGGGGATGTCAGCAGCGGGGGGCAATGTTATCTGGGAAATGTCAAAGGCTATGGGAGATAAGACATGGTATGACGCACTTGACGATGCTGTAAGTGAAGCAGAAACCATTATGGGATTTATGACTTACACACCGAGAACCCAGGCTGGTAAGGATATAAGCTCGGTTATCGCATATCCGTTTATAAAATACGACCAAATGAGTCAGGCTATAGCCAATACCTTTGTTGATG